AATTGGTCCGCGGAAGATGATAAACCCAAAGGTTATCCAGGGTGGACTGTTCATATCAACGGGGCGCTGAAGCGCAACAAGAATCATCTAGGTTCATATCCCTATCCTGCGGCACTAAATGCAGTTGGACTCAAGACTGGTTCGGGTGGCGGTGGCAACGAAAGCTGGGGATACGGTGTTAGTATCTTCCTTGCAGATTGGCCTGGATTGCAACAGACCATTTTGGAAATGGAATGTGATCAGATTGTAGATAAACTGAAAGGTAAGAAATGAGCATCGAAAATGAATTTAAGTTCATTGGTTGGAACACCGAGGGTACCTCCGACAAGATTTGGGGCTACTTTCTTCGCCCCGGTCATGCTGGGACTCCCAGCCGTTGGGCACCTGCTGATTACGGGCGACATTGCTGCATCTTCTGGGGGCGTCGTGGCAAGGCCATGCAGTTTAAGGCTGATGTGGTCGGGCATGATCTTGAAACATTGGTTCAATCCAAGCTCAAGAAGGGTTATCTGAAGATCGATCAAAACAAGCTGCTGAACATTTGGCCTACGTTTATTACTGAGGCCGAAGGTAAGCTGATGTGGGATGTCTTGGCTGGTAGGGTCAAGTGATTTCATTAGAAAGTCTGCATCGCAGACAAAAAATATTCAATGTGGATTACAAGAGCCTTCAGCGCATGGAAGATTTTCCTTCTGCACGTATAAGTGACGACTATCAATCTAGAGCATATAAATGGTGCCAGGAGAATTTTGGAGAGAATTGGATTTGGTCTAGCCCCATTCAAACAGATCATACAGACATCTACTTCCTCCAACCAGAAGATGCTTTGCTGTTTAGACTACGGTTCGACACACTCGCAACCACTTGACGCATTAGAGCAGACCAAGCATAATACATACATAGCGCAAACAAACCGCTACAACTTTAACCCCAACCGGAGAAAACACAAATGGCCAGTATTGACACCCATCGCGTTGAACGTCCCCGTGATGTCCGCACGCTCCTTACCCGCTGCATGAAAGTGGGTCGTCCTGCAATGATCTGGGGTCCTCCCGGCATTGGTAAGTCCGAGCTGATTGCGGAAATTGGCGCCGAGACCGGCCGTCCCGTGATCGACATGCGTCTGCTCTTGCTTGAGCCGACCGACATCAAGGGCATCCCGTACTTTGACCCCGATTCCAAGACCATGAAGTGGGCGCAGCCGGCGGACCTGCCGCGTGAAGACTACTTCGCGAACGCTATCCTGTTTCTGGACGAAATCAACGCTGCTCCTCCGAGCGTGCAGGCCGCTGCCTACCAGCTGATCCTGAATCGTCGTGTCGGCGAATACCACCTGCCGAAGGGTGTGTCGATGGTTTGCGCAGGCAACCGCGACAGCGACAAGGGTGTTACCTACCGTATGCCCAGCCCGCTGGCAAATCGGCTGGTTCACATCGAGATGGCTGCGAACTTCGAAGACTGGCAGAAGTGGGCCATTGGCAACCGTGTGCATTCCGATGTGGTTGGCTTCTTGTCGCACCACAAGCAGAAGTTGTTCAACTTCGATCCGAAGAGCCCGGACAAGGCGTTTGCTACTCCGCGTTCGTGGGTGTTCGTTGGCCAGCTGATCAGCGACGACCTGGCGGAATCGATGAACACTGCGCTGGTGGCGGGCACTGTTGGTGACGGCCTGGCAACCGAGTTCAGCGCACACCGCAAGGTTGCGGCTCGCATGCCGAAGTCGGAAGACGTGCTGATGGGCAAGGAAAAGGTCCTGAACGTGAAGGACTTGAGCGCCATGTACTCGCTGACGATCTCCATGTGCTACACGCTGGACGAGTGGGTGAAGAAGGCGAAGGCCAAGGAAGACGGCTTTGGGATGGATACGTGGCACGAATGCGTGGATCACTTCTTTACGTTCATGATGGACAACTTCCAAACGGAAATGATCGTCCTGGGCGCGAAGACTGCACTGCGCGACTACGCTCTGCCGATCAACCACCGTCAGCTGAAGACGTTCAAGGGCTTCCACGAGAAGTACGGCAAGTACATCCTGGAAGATTGATAGGAAGGCTATATGGCAAGGTACACCCTGAAGGTCTTCTGTGGTGCGAAGCAGCTAGAGCGCTTCGATCACAGAGCCGTGGGTAAGCTATATAGCATCCTATCTCATCCAAGGAACAATCGAGCCGGCGTGACCGGCCCGTTTGGTGAAATACTGGAACATGCGGATAAGTTTGAGATCTATGACTCTCAGATGGAACGCATCTTCCAGGGTAATTTAACTGATGCCCTTAACTTTCTAGGTACAATAAAATGATGCGCAACGAGTATATGCTCATATCCGGGGAATGTATCGACGACCTCGAAAAGAGAGTAAATACCTACCTTGAACAGGGTTGGGAATTGTATTCTGGTCCTACAATAACTTACAATCCCGGTAAGGGCGAATTGATTTGCGTACAAGCGGTTGTTCGAGAATATGAACAACCTGGTGCCTGGGGCTAAATAATAATAAAGCAAGTTGGTTGGGGAACCATTTCGAAGGGGCTTTTGCCCCTTCCTTTTTATCCTGTTGACCTGTTTACGGACCTACTATATAATACATACATGACAACAGAAGACGAACAGGACAAGGTGGCGCAGATTCTGCGGAACGGATACTGCACAGGTCGTCATTGTATGGGTAAGGGTATTGCCGACGATGCCCATACTTGCCCGTTCAATGATGAGATTCATCCCGATCGTACCGATCTCTGTAATTGTTGTGAAATATGCGCTCACGAATGCGCAATGGATATTTAAAGGAAAATCATGAGCAAAGCATCACCAGAAGCAGTCCTCGAGCAACTTACCAGAGCGCGCATTTCGCTGCTGCTCCAACAACCGTTTTGGGGTACGCTGGCAACTCGCCTGATCCTAAAGGACGCAACTGATGAAAAGTGGTGCCCCACTGCTGCAACCGACGGGCGCTATTTCTACTACAACCGCAACTTCATCAGCAAGCTGACCAAGCCGGAAACCATCTTCTTGGTTGCGCACGAGGTTGAACACTGTGTTTACGACCACATGTCGCGTCGTGGCAGTCGCAAGCCCAAGATGTGGAATGCTGCGGCTGACTTCGTTATCAATTGGGAGCTTCACGAGCACAATATTGGCAAGCTGCCGGATCCGAAGACTTCGGGCGTGCAGGCTTGCTTTGACTCCAAGTACAAGGGTATGTTTGCTGAAGAAGTCTACGAGCTCTTGCTCAAGGATCCGAACGCCAACTATCCCGAGTTTGACATTCACTTGGAACCGGGCGACGGTAAGGGCGAGCCGATGACTGAAGAAGAGCGGCGAATTCTTAGCGACGAGATTCGCGCTGCTGTCATGCAGGCTGCGAAGTCTGCTGGTGCAGGCAATACACCGGGCGGTGTGAAGCGCATGCTGAAGGATCTGACCGAGCCGCAGATGGATTGGAGAGAGATCCTCAACATGAAGATCCAGTCCATGATCAAGAATGACTTTACATGGAGTCGTTGTTCGCGTAAGAGCCAGGCGTCGGGCATCTATTTGCCCGGTACCAAGGAAGATGTCAAGGTCAAGGCCGCGGTTTCGATTGACTGCTCGGGCTCGATGAGTGAAGACATGCTCCGCGACTTGCTCAGCGAAACCAAGGGCATCATGGAACAGTTTATGGACTTTGACTTGGAAGTTTGGTGCTTCGACACCCGTGTTTACAACTATGCCAAGTTCACTCCTGAAAACATCGACGAAATCGACAGCTACGAAATCAAGGGCGGCGGCGGTACAGACTTCATGTGCAACTGGACTTACATGAAGGAAAACGACATCCAACCGGAACGCTTCATCATGATGACTGACGGTTATCCGTGCGGTAGTTGGGGTGATGAGAACTGGTGCGATACCTTGTTCCTGATCCACGGCGATGCTGCGCGTCGTTTGGTTGCCCCGTTTGGCATGACTGCATGGTACGAGCCGGATAGTCACTCTCCGAAGAAATAGCTGCTAATGAAAAAGCTAACTATACTCGCTATGCTGGCCCTTGTTGTAGGCCTCACAGCATGCGGAAAAAAGGTGGAAAAACAGGCATCTACAGAGCCTGTTGCACAGGTCCCGCAAGGACCGAACCAGGAGCAAATGATCGCTGCAATGCTGCGCGGCCATCCTAACTCGCGCAAAATATGCGTTGAAGGTAACAGAGATCGTGCATTCTTTCTGGACTACGGCCCACATCTGAAACCGGGTGAACAAGATGATGGGAAAATGCACGGATGGTACTTCATTGAGAAGGTGGAGTTCTACCAAACCTCAAACAACACTTGGTTTATTACTGGTCAGGAAGACAAGAAATACGTTACCGTCTTCCCTGATGCTACCGGCCTTATCTGTAAGGATCAATCATGAGAGCACTACTCTTTGTCATAATTATTATTTTTACGGCGGTCTATTGGACTGAAGTTAGTAATTTTGTGTCTGGAAATTTTAGTGGTATTGGAGACAAGGCTGCCCGTTGGCTTGTCGAACATACGCCCAAGAAGTAAGATGAATAATCTATTGCTTCCAGTAAATGATGATTTTGTTGAAGTTGTGGCTAAGGCCATTGCCAGAAATAGAATGTATCAAGATGCATCTGCTGCAATGGAAGATATGATAGGCATTAGGCTCGAAGCCGCCGATCAATTGGAATCAACATTTGAGAAGATTTTTGATAGACTCTGGAGCGGCACAAGTGCTCACGATGAGCGGCAAAAAGCACAATATCGATCTGACGCCAAGGCAGCTATTGCGGCGATAAATCTAAAGCTACTTGTCTCATCAGAGTAGAAAGGATAAATACATCAATGAGGTATATTGATGTCAAGTTCGCTACTCTTTAAAATCAAAGATACTGTTGATATTGATAAGCATCGACTACTCGAACTCTTCTTCAAAGATTGGGTAGACGATACATGCGACAACCAAGTTAATTACAAAGTTGAAAAGACAATATCATCCGGAATCGGGCGTTATGATATCTTTCGCGTAGACTTTGAAACACAAGAAGACATTACGGCTGTTATTCTAAAAGGAATTCCGCAGGAATTTCAGTCGTATTTGGAAATTGTCAAGTAGGTTAGTTTGACAATTTAGTGTGCAGATAGTACACTAACAATAGGACTTCCTGTCCTATGAAAATAAACAACAATGGTGATTTATGGATACATTACTTCTGAATGCTGATGGCATGCCTCTTTCACAGGTACCACTCTCTGTGGTTACCTGGCAAGTAGCCGTGCGTCTGATGTTTCTGGATAAGGTAAGAATTCTAAAGTCCTACGATGCATGGGTGGTTAGATCCCAGCATCTGGAAATGAAGGTCCCATCCATTGTCATCATGACCGAGCAAGTCAAGTGGAGCAAGACGCTAAAGTACAGCCGGAACAATGTGTATCTGCGCGACGACTTTACCTGTCAGTTGCAAACCACATGGAGATGCAAGGAAGCTAAGGGCAAGGTAAAGCTGACTGAACTTACGCTTGACCACGTTGTTCCACGCTCACATGGTGGTAAAACCAGCTGGCTCAACGTCTGCACATCCTGCAAGGAGTGCAACAGCGAGAAGGGCGCAGATCACAAGATTGTGCCTAAGAAAAAGCCGCACAAGCCGACGTACTATGAAATTTTGGCCAAGCGCAAGACTCTGCCAATCCATCTTCGTGATGAAGAATGGAAGTTTTATATTGATTGGCCGGAGCATTTGGTTAAGGTTATGCCTCAACCAACCGGGCATGCGTAAGTAGATATGTTGGTACAGAAAGGGCCCCTAGGGGCCCTTTCTCTTGGGTGTTAATACCAAAAAAGAGCCTATTTTTGTCCAATAAAATCAGAATATTATGCACGAGATGGTAAATAAAAACGTATAGAATTGCTCAATACACTACCATTTTAACCGGAGAACACAATGGCAAAAGCAAAGAAAGTAGCTGCACCAGCAGCAGAAACAGTAACACCAGCAGTAGAAGCACAAACAACAACATCAGTGGAACCAGTTCAGCTCACAATTGCTGATCTGCAACTCCTAGCACGCATTGTTGATCTTGCTTCACGTCGCGGCGCATTCCAGGCAGGCGAGATGTCGCAGGTTGGAGACGCCTTCAACAAGCTATCGGGCTTCCTTACATACGTCGAAAGCGTACAAAAGAAAGAAGAAGCAGAAAAGGCAGAAACAGCAGAAACACCGGCAGCATAACCAAAGGGGCTCTGCCCCTTTAAGGAGTAAATATGGCAATAGAAGGCCTTAAGAAGCATGCCGGGCAGCTTTCAAACACCGGAGTTCGTGTAGCAGTAGTTTTTAGAAAACTGCCAAACGACGAGAATAATTGTCTAGTTGTGGAAACAGAACGTCTTCCAGATAGCTATCACGACTATATCATTCAATGCTTAAATAGCAGAGAAGCATCAGAGACAAATGAATTTTACGAAGTTCTAAATCGTAGAACATTTCCAGACGGCCTAAATTGCCTGACAGCACTTCACCAGCGTGGATTTTTACGCAAGGAGCCTGTAGCAAACATCACAATGTATCCGCTACCAGGACAGGCAGTTCAACTAGCTCTTATCAATGCAACCATCGATAAGAAGGTTGACGAGTATATGGCAAAGCAAAAGATGGCAGAAACAGCGAAACCAAATCCTGCTGATCTTGTTGCTAAAATCATGCAAGATCCTGTAGCGATAGCTAAAGGCTTAATTGCTCAAGCTGAATTGCTTGAAACTGATGCTGCTGCAAAGAGGGAAGAAGCCTATGCATTAGATCCGGACTCGCGTCCAGGTCGCGGACGCCCAACTCTTCCCGATGACATCAAGGCCGAAAAGCTCGAAGAGCGTAAAGACAAGCGTCGCGAACGTGACCGTCTTAGGGCAGCCGAAGCAAAGGTCGACAAGGCTGATGCTGCTCTTGATGCTAAGGTAGCGGCAAAGCTAAAAAGAGATGCTGCTAGAGTTGTTCAAGCCTAGTCTCCGTAATACAGCCGGTTTATTCTGGCTGTATTCTTATAAATATAGGAGTAATCGGAGATGAGCAATATGGCAAAGAAGACGACAACTAGCTTCAATATAGATAAGGCTATTAGCAGAATTGCTAAACCATCTATATTTGACCGTATAGTGAAAGAGATTGAAGCTAGAGAAATTCCAGCAAAATATGTAGAACAAATTCTTGTTCAATATTATGATGGTAATGTTGTTGAATTACGTGGTGATGAAATAACTCATCCTATTCCAGTAAACAAAAATGCGACCTGGGAAGCTATGGAAGATTCATTTAAGAAAATGAGAGATGTAAAAATCTTTATCAATACAGAAAGACTAGAAAAAGATATCAACGTAGAAGTTGAAAAACTACTAGGGCACTTTTGTTAGGAACTAAACCTATTTTCTAACCATTTGAAATCATTGATCAACCCGAGCTGCTCGGGTTGATCCTTATGTGTCTTTCCAAACTCGGCTCCTTCCTTTGCACCTATAATAGCAAAGTCGCCAAACTCCCTGTCTTCGCCTTTTGTACACCAAACAAGAAGTCTATGCTCAGTTTCGCTATTATCCTGATTCGGTATAAGTTTCGATGCTAGTTTAGCACATTCTCTGAATCCACTACGCCATGCAGAGAATGGATCAGTATTGAATTTTGTAACATTGCTAATTTCTTCCATTACCTTAAAGCTTTCAGATACAGACGTGGTAAAGTCAATTGGCGATCCATTATAATCTAATAATATCTTTGTAGGAAATAGTTTTACACCACCATATCCATATTCTAGATCATTTACCGGATTAAGCGAATGCCATACATGCACTGATTTCCTATCTAATGAATGGGGTTGATAGCTAAAATTAAAGTCCGTAAGTATTTCTGCATCGGCGTCCACAACATAAAACATATCTGATTTTACCAGCTCTGCGGCAGCCTTATGTGCTTCAAAAATTCCCTTAACTCCGTGTACCCTTTTTGCTCCTGGAAAACGAGCCTTCAGTGCTCGATAATTAACATCGGCATATTCCTCATCGTAGCTAAGAAAAATAATATCAAATACAGGATAGGTGTAGATTTTTTCAGAAATATTCTTAAAATGTATTTTTCCATCACTAAGTCTATCGTCACCGAAGTGTGATGCATCTTGAAGCACTAACGGTGAATTGAATAATAAAACACACATGTCATTATTCCATGTATGAATATAATGTGCATCCCAATCCGGCGGGCTGAATGAAAAATCAAAATTAGGAAACAAAATTTCTCGGACAGATCTAATTACATAGAAATACTCACTTTTACATTTTCTTGCTATGGTAGTTAGAATATATTCTGTTAGATAAGAATGCTCAGAAAATACCATACCATTAATATATGTGTTGTCACATATCTTTTTAGCAACATATTCTGTTTGCTGATCGTATATAATATAAACTGGATAGCGCATTTGATTCCATTAAGTGTGCAGTTATTTAGCCAACTTCTGTTGACTAAAATGCAATTATACGCTAAAATATCAACAACATCAAGGACTGCCGTGAAAAAACTATTCGTTGCGTTGGCTTCTATTTTTGCATTGTCAGCAATGGCCCAATCATCGAATTGGACGCTGACGGCGGTGCCAGGTGTCAACCGAGAAATTGTGGGACATATCTATCACACGGGGGCAAAAGGGACACAGGGCGAGAAAAAGGATAAGTCCAGAACTGGACTACGTCTCGTTTGTTCCTCAAGAGAGAATGGTGAGCCTGTCATTGCTCTTTTTTGGGAAGCCATGACCGGTAGCACACCGCAGTTTCTTGATATCAAGGTCGATGGTAAGCAAGTTGCTACAGGACAGGAAACTAAATGGGATCAGGACGGACCATTGTTGGTGAGATCGATTGCAGAATCGAAGACTTTGCTCCAATCAATGAAGACTGGTCGTAGTATTAGTTTCCAGTGGATCGGGACGGATTCGGTGCGCAGGGCAACTATTTTCGATCTTCGTGATTTCAGATCAAATCTGAGTGAATTCAACACAGTTTGTAAGACACAAATATAAATAGGTACATAATTTTCGGAGTCGTCGATGCCATATACCTTGGGTAAAACTCTAGTAGTTGCTACCCTTTCCTTAATTTCAATAGCAGTCATTATTCATTTGACTGAAAAAAATAATACATCTCAAGAAATAATTAGTTCTACTGCGCTCAGCAGAGCAGGGATTAAAGATTTGGATGTTGAATATACTGACGGAAAAATATATCTCAATGTAGAATTGTCTACACCTAAAACATGTCCACAGCTAATTAATTCCTTGGGTATTCATCCCATTGTAATAAAAACAAGAACCTACGAACCTTCCTGCACAAAAATCTCAGATACCTTAATGAGAGTTACCTATACCCAATCAATCTCGGTATGAAAGAATTTGTATTTGTTGAGTTCTTGTTTAACCTTGACGAATATCCTCAGGAGCTCGGCAAACTCATTGCGTTGGATAAGGATTTCAAGCTAATCAAATGTGATGACGAGTTTGATGAAGACGGCGATGGCCTGAGATTTGATTATAAGAGAGTATCTGGAAGAATAGATACTATGGTTGCATCTGTTATCAAACTCCAGAATCCGGTACTTGCAGGCAAAATGAGAATCTCCTATATTTCTGAAGAACTCAAAGACAAATACAGAACATGAAGTTCTACATACCCAACGATCGTATCGCTCAAGTAAACGAAGACGATTGTAACTGGTTAAATCCTGCAGACTTTAGAAATCATAAAGAAGCAATTATCCTCGACCAATGGGGAAATGGATGGATTTTTGAAGCTGACGATAGCTTTAATTCATATTTCACATTAATCACTGGTAAGCAATTACCTACAATTACTGATGCCGAATATGCTCAGTTCATTGTGGATAAAATTGCATTTCTTGGTAGAGACCGTGCTAGGCAGTTTAGGACTGCTTGGGCAGAGTTTCAACCAAAGATAAATACTAGATGACAACAATCACAGCTATTCAGGCATTACCAAGTAGTCCTTACGAAGGGTCCGGTCTTGTTGCTGTCGTAATAACAAGTGGTATTCCTAGTTACTTTCGCTTAGAAGGAATTGGGCTGGACGGAATTATTTCTGTTAGATGGTTTCCTAGAAATCCAGCAAGTGTGCAATTTGAGATGCGAGAACTTATACTTGTCGACGATACTGTTGGCACATTTATGATTCGAGTTACAAACAACTTCCTCGATACTAGAGATCGAGCAGGTATGATTAGTTTCAAATTCGATGATGGTACAACATTTTCAGCACCGGTAATTACATACGGACCCGTATCAGTTGGCCCATTATGGCAGGCACCGGGTCAGGGTCTCATTACAGGATAGACGATGCGAAGTGAAAGAAGTTAGTGTTATTCTGAAAAATAATTTACTAATTACTGCCGAAGAATTCAAATTTCTTGGCCTCTATTCTAGCTGCGGTAAAATGTGGACATTGATATATAGACCCACAACGGATATTCCGTATAAGATAACAAATCGTGCAATCGAATATATATTTGACCCGGAGGCGCTTACCATGTTTTGTATAGTTTCGCAGAATGTTCTTGCCTCTTGGGAAACACAGTCAACACGATATCTTGGTCCGGATGATGAATTCTATCTAAAGGATTCATTATTCATTCGGCCATATAAGCATCATTGACTTTGTCAATCAACCCTGCTACAATTATAGAATGAAGCATCTAATTCTAGCTATTAGCGCGGCAATAATGTTTGTCGGTAATGCCGAAGCTGGCCGCAAAATAACAACAAAGCAACCGCCTGTGTTCAGTGCTAAGAGTTTTCTTGTTGCTGATGCTGACGGCACTATCATTAAAGAACTAAATGGTGATTCGGTGCTTCCTATTGCGTCCATTACCAAGCTAATGGTGGGCCTGCTTGCTGCTGAGCAGGACCTTTCAGAATCATTATCAATTCCTAGTTCGAGGCAGGTTCAGAGCAGTATTCCGAGAAAAATATCAACACTAACACGTAGAGAGTTGTTGACACTTGCACTTGTCAAGTCTGACAATTTTGCTGCACAGATCCTTTGTGATAATATTCCAAGCTGCATTGATAGCATGAATAACAAGGCACAAGAATTGGGTATGGTTGACACATTGTATCGTGAACCTACAGGGCTCGACCGTGGAAATGTTAGCACCGCACATGATCTTCTAAGGCTTATGATTGCTGCCGCTATTGATCCTGTATTAGGCAATATATCAAGTATGCCTAAAGCTGAAATACCTGTTGACCGAAAATTTATTAAGGTCAACAATACCAACCCACTTACCTCTAAATTTGACATAACCTTATCTAAAACAGGTTACACAAATCCAGCGGGTGGATGTCTTGTTATGATGATGAACTCAGCTGTTGGCCAAAGAATATTCATCTTGCTCGGAAGCAGAAATGCCAAGACTCGTATTCCGGATATGGAAAGGTTGGTTAAGGATTTGTGATAGAATTCAATCTTTCTGTACCACGTCAACTTAGGCATGAGATTATTTCCAAGCGAGCAGAAACATTCAGAATCATAACATCTAGTCCTATGGGTGGCGATCTGCAATATTTCTTAATTGAGGCAGACGAAGAAGAAATGCTTATTTTCAAATTAAAATACGGATCAGAGAATGTATGGAGACGGTAATTTACCAATTGCCCTAATCCCTAATCTGCTATACATTAAACATTATGATCACACTTGTCTATTATGTAAGCCCGGCAGAGAAGAATGCTGAACTCGAATGGCTTCGTGATCAAAAAGTATTTCCTGCTGTAGCCGATCATTGGGATTGGAAGACAGGTGCTCAACTCGTAAAATTTGGTGTTATTGTTAGCCCCGACTCTGCACTGGCCATTAAGCTTCGACACAAACTTGAAATGCAAGTCGACTATAGGCAGCGATGAAACCGTTTAAAATAAATCCCGAACCCTTTCATCAAATGAAATCATTTAAGGTCGGTGTCAGCACAACCAATGCAGAGAAGATGTGGGACTTTGCACAAGCAAACCATATGCATGTTCATTTCGTTACAACCATACAACCGCATGGTGATGACCACGCCGATGTCTTCAATCAAACGGTGTATGTCTACGAATTTCTGATGACGCCTGAAACCTATACAGCATTTGCTTTATCTGTGCCATTGGCGCCAATATGAAGGCGTATGTATATTATCTGCATGTTGATATATCAGATAGTCACATCCTGTTAGATAAGATAAATGAATTAGGTTATGAGGCCCGGCACGTAGTAGTCGGCGATAACTTCCAAGTTTATAAAGTAGAAATGGATTCAGAGGATCTAGTAGTCCTTAAATTAAAAGTGCCATCCCTGGAGATTGATAATTTAGGACCAACAGAAGATGATAATGTCTGAAATTGTAGAAAAATACTATATTAGAGTAAGCGAATATGCGTGTGATTTACTCGAAAATCAATTCATGGCTCATCATGTTAGCTATTCCGTACTCTCAAAAGATATGGCAAACGGCATAGGCACTTCCCTGTATTCTGCCTATCTAACAAGCGAACAGGCATTGATAATAAAGTTAGCATGCCCGATGACAGGATGTTTGAATTTTGGCAAGACGCTTGGTAAACTTGTGAACAACTGCAAATAAATATAAAATAGAGACACTAACAGGACTTGTATGATCAAATATACCCTCACCTTTGAACCCGCGGCCGAACGCAAGTTCCGCGAAGTCCTTAGCCGGTTGGAGCCGGAAGAATACAACATCATCGAAGATGTGCGTCCGGTAGACCACAAAGAGGATGCAGACCTTAGATACGTCGATCGGCAGATGATTATCGAAATGGATCCAGAAGCTGCCCTTACTTTCCGACTCGGAATGAAAGAAGTGAAGATCCGACGTGAGCGCACCGAGGAAGAGCTTGCGGAAGAAAAAGAAATTAACGACCGCAACACCATTCGCATCAATGTGCAGGTACCAATGGGCCCGCAGGTGCCGTGAGACAATACTACACACTGATACAAGACTTCTCTCCATTAAATGATAGGAGTCTCAGTGAATACCTTACGGAACAGGGTATCAAGTACGACATGGGCGCAGACTTTGCCGATGAATTTATTAGCAAGAATCACTATCTAATTCCTAAGGCATCTGACAAATTAATGTCGAAATGTGTTGCCCTAATTGAAGAGCACGAATTATCTGCTATTATGCTTTCAGTTGGTGGCGTCACCGTTGTCGACAACCGACCATTCATAAATGTAAAAAACAAAGTTCGCAGTTGGTTCAAATGGTTTATGATATAACCGAGCCGTGGGATCTTGATGTGATAGGTGACTATCTCATTAATAACAATGTCAGCTACAGTGTTCGAGCAGGCGTGCAAAATGGTTTCAACGTAGCAACCTACAGAGCCGATATTGTAAATGAGGATGCAAGTTTTCTTTTATTAAAATATCCCAGTGTATTGTTTAATAAGGTAAATATCGAGTGAAACTGTTTCTCCTATTTTTACTACTTCCCATAATTGTATTGGCAGGAAGTGATGGTGAGAAACCGATTCCTCAGAAGCCTACAAAATGGGTTCCCGTATATGGATTCAAACATCCGACATCCAAAGCTTATGTAGACTTAAATAGTCTTACAAGAAAGACAAGCGAATCCGGTGGTGATTATGGAAGTGCTGGATTACTTCTAGTATCTCCTGAACCTGTTCCTGTACCACTTGCTGGCAAGACAATACTTGTACGAAGTATCGTAAAGCATTTGGTTATGGATTGCAAGACAGGAGTGTTAGCTCCCGCAATTGATTTTTTCTTTGCCGTGGCAATGCCCACTAGGGAAGATAAACCACTTGGTGCTCTTAGGTATAATGATCTTACAGGCATGGAAGAAGTTTCAAAGTCATCTCTCATCTATCTTACTCTCTGCCCGACCTACATCTGAATTTCCATCTCAGATTTGCATCTCAGATTTGGAAATTTGAATAGCGTTCCTGTCTAGGAATCTTGCGGGAAAATCTTGCACAAAAATCCTGCCTATAGAGCTATGAAGGCATAGACTTTTAGATTTATACATTATACAATAATCTTATGACTGATGAAAACTTTGAAAAATTAGCCAAACGCTGGCCCGACCTATTCCATAAATCTGGAGACTTCGAATTCTCCATTGGAGAAGGATGGTATGATATCGTTGATGTGCTGTGTGGATTCTTATCATATGATATCGAAGCAGCAAAACGCAGACTGAAATATGCTATGGAGAACCCAACAGCAAAATTCAACCAACCTATAGCAGAACTTGAAAAGAATGTTGCCAAGGCCTTAGAGGAACTGCCTGTACTGGCCCAAGTCAAAGAGAAGTTTGGAACAATGCGTTTCTATGTCGATGGTGGCACAGCCGAGATGCATAATTACATTAGTTTTGCTGAAGCAATGACATCGCGCACCTGTGAAGTGTGTGGCGATCGCGGAGAATCGCGCACGGGTGGATGGGTGAGAGTCCTTTGCGACAAGCACAGCCGCGAACAGGATGAAAAGGATATTGCTTCTGGTCGAATCCCAAAGACACCGAAATCCGTGAAATTATCCGACGAGTGAAAATCGGAATTACATTTCGTTACAACTTTTGCATTTCGTAACAATTGTTACATTGGTAAGCACTTACTAACCTTTCCGAGTTTCTGCATGTGGAGCTCGTCCACCCTGTTTATATCATTGTCGCCTTATGGCAACAGATCAGATCGAGCTTGGTCTTGGTGATATGGTATTCGCCGACCAAACGGATGACATACTATATGTTGTCAATCCTCCAATTGACACATAGCCCTACATCTACTATAATTTAGACATATGGAAGCTGACACAAAACTAAAACCTGCGCTCTCGATGTACCCTTCGAAGGAAGAATTCGAAGCGGCGATGGAAGCCTGGCTTGATGCCGAGGTTGATAATGATTTCTACGATGCCGACGGTAATAGTACGCCTGGCGGCCTATACGATGCAGGTGGACATCTAAACGGCGAACGGTTTGCAGAATATGCAGACTGGATACGAGATAGCAGGGAATAGCATGATCTGGGAATTACTCATCATCTGCGGCACCATTCTTCTCCTCTTCGGCGACTACATGAAGCAGAAAGCCCGAGCGTTAGATATCGAAAATGACAGACGGGACGAGGAAAACCTTCACAATGGTGGTGGCTTATGAGAAAAGAAATTGGCACAATTGAAGAAGCACAAACCTTTGTGGATGCTCTCTACAAGGAAGAAAAATACATCATTGAAGTCTTGCAACTTGCCAACGGCGCCGGCTATGCAATACAGTGGCAGGAACACAAGTCCTACACTGCCTATGACGGAAAGGAATGGCCCGACGAAGTATGGCGCACCGAAGATGGCCGACTTCTCCAGATCCAAGATATTGAGCCTGAGCACTGCCGCAACATCCTGCGCATGATGCTTCGCCAAGAGCGCGAGGCTGAGGCCCGTCTGAAGGAGCTCACTGATGTTCTAAGGGACACCATGGCTGCCGTTAAGGCCGATATCGAGGCAGGATATGAGGATCCCGTTGATGGTTCCTTTGTTCCCGGAACCAAACCTATTGTTCACTGATAGAAGTCGTTACAAGCGGGAAGATATCCAAAGCACCTGAACCTATCTACTATATACCTCCGCGAGTGAGCTGGTAGTTTCTATGGTAGATATAATGCACGTGAAAGTCGGGCACCCAGGGAGACTTCTTTTAGTTGACAGTTGGCACGAACTCACATAAAATACAGACATGATTACACTACCTGCAGACTTCGTGTCTACAAAGTATCCCGGATACTTCTGGAACATTAAGGACGAGCGCCTGTACTCCGTAAAGGTAACAGGTATGCTCAAGCCGTTGCACTTCAATAAGCCGACTCAGTGGAATCACTTCCAGGCAGGATATAAGGTGTCGGTGGCAGGCGTGCATCGCTATCTCTACCTTGATTACCTGAAGAAACTTACGCCGAAGAAAGAAACCTTTCCAGTCTGGAAATAACAGGAACCACCATGACAACTGCTTACGCCATTAAATCCAAGAACATCCTGAAGAAGGATTACGACGACCGCTGGTATTCGATGCCGCCCAATGTGGTGGATTCGTTCATCCAGGCAGTGGAGGCAATCTC